TTTGAAGAAAACAACTTTTTTAACTTTTCTAGACGTCTGTAATAAATGGAATATAAAAGCTGGTGAACATTATACATTTAACGGTTCTACAAATATTGTTACGTTTTATAATGGTAGTGAAATAATACTAAAAGACCTTTTCCTATACCCTAGTGACAGGAACTTTGACAGTCTAGGTAGTATGGAAATAACCGCTAGTTTTATTGATGAATGCAACCAAATAACAGAAAAGGCAAAAAACATAGTAGCAAGTAGAATACGTTATAAGTTAGACGAATATAATATAATACCAAAAATGTTTTTAAGCTGTAACCCTGCTAAGAACTGGGTGTATACTGAATATTACAGACCAAGTAAAACAAACACATTACCACCATATAAAAAATTCATACAAGCTTTAGTAGATGACAATAAATTTGTAAGTAAACATTACAAAGGACAATTAGAAAAACTAGACAGGTTAAGTAAAGAGCGTTTATTATATGGTAACTGGGAATACGATGCAAGTGAAGACAATTTAATAGAGTATAACAGTATATTAAATCTATTTAGTCAGACAGGGTTAGATGGTAGTAAATATATAACTTGTGACGTTGCAAGGTTTGGTAATGATAAAAGTGTAGTAATGTTATGGAATGGTCTAACAGTAACTAATATTAAAACATTTGACACAAACACAATAACAGAACTTGCAGACTATATAAAAACATTACAACAAAAAGAAGGGGTAAATACAAATAACATATTAGCAGACGAAGACGGGTTAGGGGGTGGTTTAATTGACATACTTAGAATTAAAGGTTTTCAAAATAACAGTAGACCATTAAAAAACGAAAACTACCAAAACCTAAAAACACAATGTTATTACAAATTAGCAGACATAATAAACAAAGGTCAGTTAGGAATAGTAAATGACAATATAAATACAAGACAACACATAATTGAAGAACTAGAACAAGTAAGAAGTAAAGACGCAGATAAAGATAGTAAAAATAAAATAGTTGATAAAGATACTATAAAAGCTATATTAGGTAGATCACCTGACTATGCAGACTGTTTAGCTATGAGAATGTATTTTGAAATAGACAGTAATTACGGTAAATATTTTGTACAATAAACTAAAACAATAAAATTTATATTATATATTATGAAAGTAAAACTACTGAAAGGTAAAAAGAAACTTAATTTTAACATACCTGAAAACTGGAACGAATTAAATTTAGGTAGGTATATGAGAATTATGAAAGTTTTACAAAGTAAAGAAAAGTTACATGAAATAGAAAAAATTGTTAGAATACTTAATTGTATTAGTGATATACCTAAAAGAGAATTGTACGGTCTTGACTTAAAGAGTATAGGTAAATTAGGTAAACACTTAACTAAGTTTTTAGGTACAGAACCTAACGAAGAACTAAAACACTTTATAAAAATAGAAGGTGTTGAGTACGGTTTTCACCCTAAGCTAGTAGACATGAGTTTAGGTGAGTTTGTAGACTTAGAAACATACATGAATAATATTAACGATAATTTACATTTAATATTAAGTATACTATACAGACCTGTAACAGCGAAGAAGAACGAAAAATATAGAATAGAGGATTACGAACCAAATAGAGAAAGGGCAGACTTGTTTAAGAAACATTTAACAGTAGATGACTTTAATGGTGCATCGGTTTTTTTTTACGATTTAGGAAGACAACTTATGATAAATTCCAAGAAGTCTTTAATACAACAGAAGAAGAAACAGAAGGGGTAATAAAACAAAACAGTGGTGAAGAGTGGGGTTGGTATAATGCAATTTATGTATTAGCAAATGAAAGCTTTTTGAATATAGAACAAGTAGTTAAAAAACCAGCTTATGAATGTTTAACATTTTTAAGTTACAAACAAGACTTAAATAAAAAACTAGAAAATGAGTATAGACGCAATAAGATATAAAAGTTATAACAATGTAATAGACACGTTAAAATGTGTAGGTGAAAAACACAGGCAAATACAATCTGTTACAAGTGGTGATATATGGGAAATAGACTTAGAAAAAAATACACTTTACCCTTTGTTTCATATAAATCCAGTAAACGTAACTGTAAGTTTACACCAAAGAAGTTTTAGTTTTCAGTTATTTGTAATGGACTTAGTAGAAGCAGACGAAAGTAACGAACAAGAAGTATTGAGTGACTGTTTAGAAATAATGAACGACATTATAGCTTTATATAAACACGGTGAAATACTTTATCATTACGACGATCAACCAGGCGAAGAAGCAAGGTATTTTATAGACGATAATTTTACTATAGAACCATTTACAGAAAGGTTTGATAATTCAGTGACAGGTTGGGTAATGTCTTTTGAAATAACAGTAGAAAACGAATTAAACACTTGTGATATACCAATAGATAATACTACAATATGTTCAAAATAAAAATAGGTAAATTAACAATACAATTAATACCACCAAAATTAACTTATGGAATATAACGAAGCAATAGAAAAATTAGAAGAAATAAGTATAGAACTAGAAAGTTATACAGACTATCCACAAGCAGCAACGAATAATGCAAAACGTGCAATAAAGTATAAAGAAGAAAACGGTAGTGATTGTGGTACACGTGTAGGTTGGACAAGAGCAAGACAATTAGCAGACAGAAAACCTATAAGTCGTGATACTATAGCACGTATGGCTTCATTCAAAAGACACCAGCAAAACAAAGACGTACCATATACTGAAGGTTGTGGTGGTTTAATGTGGGACGCATGGGGTGGTTCTAGTGGTATTAACTGGGCACAAAATAAATTAAAACAAATAGATAAAAAATAAAATTATGGCAGATTTAGAAATTTCAATCACAGAATCGGTAACGATTAACGGAGCTTCCAGAGGTTCTACAAATACACTTACGACTACAGGAATAGTAGATACATTAGAACGTACAATATCTTGTACACATTCACAGACTACTACTATTGCAGAGTTCGGAGCTACACCACATGCGGCAGGTAGTAATATTGATCGTGACAATGTTAAGTATATTAGAGTTACTAATTTAGACGACACAAACGAGTGTATGTTGGGTGTAGTGTCAGGTGCTTCTAATTATCAAGTACGACTAAGAGCAGGGGCGTCACATTTATTGTACAACGGTGACGACATATTCGTAGCAGAAGAAGATACAACACCTGCTTTCGCAGCGATTACAGCTGACTTAGCTTCTTTACAAATAAGACCGAGCACATCAAATGATATTCAAGTAGAAATGTTTATAGCGAGTGTATAGTGGCGTTAGGACTGAAATATGATAGTATAGAAGCTTACTTAAAATCTTACGGTAAATATATAGTAAAACAAGCAAGAAAAATATTAGACCAAAAAGATAAAAACACAACTGGTAAACTTAGAAAGTCTTTAAGATACAAAGTAATAGAAAACGAAAATGGTTTTGATATTAAGTTTTACGCTAGTAAATATGCAGCTTTTGTTAATAAAGGTGTAAGTGGTACACAAACAACAAGAACTTATATTGATAAAGACGGTAAAAGAAAAAGAAGTCCATTTAAGTACAAAAGTGGGTTGGGTAATGCACCTAACATAACAGCTATACAAAGTTG